GCAAATCTTCACACGTCCAGACATAAGTTGCAGATCCTGGTATCCGTGGATCTGGTGTGCGGATGACTCTCGGTGTTGCATCTTCGATTTCCATTCCAGTGCTGCGATCAATTACTTCGAGCGAAATTGAGGAAATACTGGAGCAAATAATATTTCGAGCGCGTGCACACGCGGGCACTGACATCGCCTCTTCGCGTGTAGCTGTTTGAGCACCGCCAAAGAATGGCGTCAATGAATCAATCGATGTCACTGGCGCTAATGAAGCAGCCACGTCGATTCCCCGTTGCGGCGCAGCTACTTCAATTTTGCGTGTGGCAAAGATGTCGAGAATTCCCATGTGGAAATTTTCCCATTCTTTTACCGCTAACCGACGAGAATATCAATCTCTGTCTCTGGGCGTGTCGCAAAGTGCGAGCAAAGAGCTACCGCCACACTTGCACACACAGCGGCTTGTGACGCTCTTCTTCCAATAACCCAGCCGCCATCACCGCGACGAAGCTGCACAGCTGAAAGCATTTGTGTCGTGAGCTCTTGCTGTTTCCCAGAATGTTTGAGACGTCCCGAATTTATTGCACCCAGCATTTCATCACAGCTCTGTGGGTATGAAGTGTCCATATCAAAGATTGGGATTCCCGCTGGTACGAGTCGAGACGCAACCGCGCCCGATGTCCGCTTTGAATAAAGTAAATACTCAATCGGAAATTTGCGGCAATAAGGAGCGACATCATTTGCGATGGCTTTATCATCTAGCTGAAGAGGATTTGTCCACGTGTGCAAAAGTTTGACCACGAATTCTTCAGATCCAAGCTTTTGAGCTCCAACAAGCGCGCCGTGTTTTCTGTCTGGGCTCAAATCGAGTCCAAGCCACGTGAGTTTCTCTGGATCTAAGTCCACCGTTTCATCGATGCACTTTTGCCATTCAGCTGCTCCAACGCATGATGAAATCGTCGTGACCCATCTGCAAAGCACTTCGGTCATCACGACATCTGGTGGATCATTGAGAACCGCCTTGATGTTGTCGATGTGAATGGTGTGACCCAATGCAGGATTGGCAGACTTCCAATTTTCTTGATCCGTGATGTCATCTGTTGCACCAGACCATTCAGCGTAGAAGATGTCGTCGGATGCTCCAGCCATTGCTGCCAGTGCTCGCTCACGCGCCAAATTGAGCACGACGCTGTGAGAATCGCCAGCATTTGTGAAAGCGTTGATGCTGGGATTCTTTGCAGCCATCAATGTGTAACGCAGAGACGCAAAGCTTTCAAGATCGTGCATTTCTCGAAGCTCATCAAGGTGAACCGTCTCTGGCTTTGAAAGTCCACGTGCAGCTGAACCACCTGCTTTAATAACGAAGCGACATCCATCGAGAGTTTCAATTTCTTCGTTTCCATGTTGCCAGCGGATGCGCTTGACACGCTTTGCCAGATCATCATGGCTTTCAATGATTGTCACTAGCTGACGAAATTGCTCCAGCGATGTCACCAATCTGTGAGCCGATGCCACTTGAAGAGATTCATTCCAGTGAAAGAGCTTCATCGCAATCAGTGCGAGCATGTAGGTGGATTTGCCATTCTGACGTGCGACACATGTGATGTTGAATGGTGATGCCCAGCGTCCATCTGGCTTGACCTTCAAGCTGTGCTCAGCCAGCCACATCTGCCACGGCATGAAACCTTCTGGGAGAATGACCTTAGCGAAATCGATGAGCTCAATCCCTTTGGATGGCAAATCATTGAGTGGCGTGTGGATTCTAGGCGTTGGATTGCCAAAGACCGTAGCTGATGACGGCTCTATAACCGATTGCAGCCGATTTGAGACGGGTTGAACTGTATCGCCACTAGTTATGAATTCGGATCTAATAAATTTAGACAGTTCCCAGTCTGGTCTGGAACATTTGGAAGAGGTTCTAAGGGATGGTTCATCTATCCGACTCTGCGCGCCGAACAGCCTTATATCTTGAATGAATGGGAAAATGCGTTTAGCAGAATCGTAAAGGAGTGGGATTGATGGCAACAGGTTCACGCACGCTCAAACTCTCGATTCTTGCTGATGTAGATCAGCTCAATAAATCGCTCAAAGCAGCGAATGGAGATGTCGAGGATTCATCTAACAAGATGATGGATTTTGGCAAGAAGGCTGGATTGGCATTTGCCGCAGCCGCAGCTGCCGCTGGTGCTTATGCAATAAAAATCGGCATTGATGGCGTCAAGGCTGCCATCGCTGATGAAGCGTCTCAATCTAAGCTGGCACAGACTCTCGGAAGCGTTACAGGGGCGACAAACGAGCAAATAACAGCCGTTGAAAAACAGATTACCAAATTGCAACTTGCCACTGGCGTTGCAGATGATGTCTTGCGTCCAGCTCTCGCACGTCTCACACTTTCCACAGGTGACACAGCAAAAGCGCAGGAGCTTCTTTCTGTTGCATTAGACATCTCAAAAGCACGTTCAATCCCACTTGAAACCGTTGCAAATGCGCTCTCAAAATCTTATGACGGAAATGCTGCATCATTGGCAAAGCTTGGCGTCGGTCTTTCGGCAGCCGAGCTCAAAACAATGTCATTCACAGAGCAGCAAACATATCTCACGGATCTATTCGGTGGAGCAGCTGCAAAAAATGCTGAAACATTTCAAGGACGCATGGATCGTCTTACTCAGACAGTCAATGAAGCAAAAGAATCAATCGGTTATGCATTACTTCCAATTCTTGAAAAGCTCATTGGATATTTCACACAATACGTCTTGCCAATCGTTGAGAAAATTTCAAATTCATTCTCTGGCGACAAAGGCGGCATGAGCGAAGGCATCATCAATCTTGGAAACACAATCCAGAGAATATTTCTACCAATATGGGATGGACTAGTCAAGGCTTTCGGATATGTCAAGGATGCAATCGGTGACAACATGGATTCATTCATGGCATTTGGCAAATTGATTGCTGAATACGTTGCGCCAGTTATTGGCACAGTGTTGGGCAAAGCTTTGGAGATTGTAGGAAAGATTGCTGGTGGAGTCATCAACGTCATTGGCGACATCATCGGAGCAATCACGGCAGCCGTTCAAGGTGCAATCAGTCTCGTTAATTGGCTTATTTCAAAATACAATTCAATTCCGTTGCTTCCAAATCTTCCATTGATTCCAACAGGTGGAGCTCCAGACGTTTCAATTCCAAAGGTTTCAACATCTGGCAGCGTAACCAGCACATCACTTCCAAGCGTGCCAGTGCCATCTGGAGCAGGATCAGTGCCATCATCCGTTGGATCTAGTGCTGGAGCTGCATCAACAGCCGCATCGGGCATTTCATCAAATATCGGTGTTGGTGGAATTTCAGGCTATGCACAAGCTCTCAATTCAATGGCTGGTGGCAACGCTGCTCCATATACATCAGGATATGCAACAGCCATCACTGTGAACATGGGTGTTGTTGGAGATCCAGAAGCCGCTGCACGCGTCATCGTGGACACAGTGAACAATTCGTCATATCGAGGCACTGGGGGCGCGAATAACTTCGTGCTGGTGTCATGACGCTTTGGAATCCAGTCTGGCAATTAACTATCGGTGGCGTCAATTACACAGATGCGACGCTTGCAACTTGCACAATTACTTCAGGGCGCACAAATATCTATCAGCAAGCCAATGCAGGTTACATCAATCTTGATATAATCAATTTCAATCAGGCTAACGTGCCAATTCAAATCAATGATTCGCTGACAATATCTCTCAAAGATTCCACAAATACATTCGTCCCAATATTTGGCGGTTCAGTGGTTGAAGTAGCCATCACCGTTGCTGAAATTGGAAACGTCAGCTACACACAAAGAATCAATGTGATTGCTCTGGGAGCACTGGCTCGATTACCAAAAGCTTTGACAGATGGAGTCTTACCAAAAGAATTTGACGGAGATCAGATTTATGACGTTCTCAAAGAAGTTCTATTTGATTCATGGCAAGAAGTGCCACAGGCAATCACATGGGCAACTTATGATCCGACGGTTCAATGGCAAGATGCAGAGAATTCAGGACTTGGCACAATAGATCGCCCAGGTAATTATGAATTAGCGGCGCGTTCTTCATCTCGCACGGATGTTTATTCATTGGTTTCAGCTCTGGCAACTTCTGGATTAGGTTATATTTATGAAGATGCTTATGGTCAAATTTCTTATGCGGACTCGACTCATCGCAGCCAATATCTTGCTTCAAATGGGTATGTAGATTTATCAGCAAATGAAGCCATAGGTGCTGGATTGCGAATCCAGACGCGTGCAGGAGATGTGCGCAACTCCGTCACAATTCAATATGGCGCAACCTCATCATCAGAAAAAAGTGCAATCGATTCAGTCTCGATTGGATTATATGGTGAATTGGCTCAAATCATCACCACCACTTTGCACAATGCTGTCGATGCACAAGATCAGGCAGATTTTTATTTGGGACTTCGTGCTTATCCAGAGCCTAATTTCAATGCCATCACTTATGAATTAACTAATCCAGAAATTGACAATTCAGATCGTGACAATTTGATTTCCGTGTTTATGGGCATGCCAGTGGCAATTTCAGACATGCCACTAAACATGAATTCTGGAACATTTCTTGGATTCGTCGAGGGCTGGACATTTCGAGCCGCTTACAATCAAGTGAGTGTCAGCATGAATATTTCGCCAATTTCGTTTAGTCTTCAGGCAATGAGGTGGAATGACGTGCCAATCACGGAAAAATGGAACACAATCAATCCAACACTCACATGGGAAAATGCCACAATCGTGGCTTAAGGAGAAGATATGAGCAATCCAACAAGCAATTTCGGATGGGTAATGCCCACAGCAACAGATCTAGTCACAGATTTGCCAGCTGATTTCGCCGTCTTCGGACAAGGCGTTGATACAACAATGGCAGATCTCAAAGGCGGCACGACTGGTCAGATTCTTTCAAAGACGACAAACACCGACATGGATTTCCCTTGGGTTTCAGCGAATCCAGGCGACATCACAGGGGTCACAGCGACGTCACCATTAACTGGTGGTGGAACATCTGGCGACGTAACAGTAGGAATTCAAGACGCTACTACGGCAGTCAAAGGCGCTGTGCAGCTTTCGGATTCAACATCGACAACATCTTCAGTCTTGGCATCGACTCCAACGGCGGTCAAATCTGCATACGATTTAGCAAATGCAGCGGTAGCAAAATCAACTTTTACAACAAAAGGCGACATTGTTGCAGCAACAGCAGCTTCAACCATCTCGCGTTTAGGCGTTGGTACAAATGGGCAAGTATTGACAGCTGATTCAACAGCATCAACGGGCATCAAATGGGCAACACCATCAGCTGGTGCAACAAACTGGACGCTGCTCAATGCTGGCGGCACAGCTCTCACAGGTGCGGCAACAATTACCGTCAGCTTTACAGCTCCAAAACAAATCATGGTCATCATGACTGGTGCTTCAGCTGGTGCTAGATCATTTTTTACATTGCGTCCAAATAACATTTCAACAGCCGATTATTCGGTTGCTGGTGGAATGATGCAAATTGCGACGGGCACTCCAGGATCTTACGTTCGAGCAACGGCTTACTCGTCATATTCAACAAACACAGACATCGCTTTTGGCACAATGTCAAACAACGCAGCTTCACTGGTTGCTGGTTCTTGTAAAATAGATTTGACAGATCAAACAGGTTGGAAAAATTACTCAGTAACAGCAGCAGGTGACGACACAGCTGGCGAAGGAAATCAGGTCTATTTCACACAGGGAATCTTAGAAGCCGCTGCAACAATTACATCAATCACAGTTCTTTCAAGTGTTGGCAATTTCGATGCTGGCACAATTTACGTCTTAGGAGCGAACTAATGTATAAGCACAAAATCGTCAATGCTGAAACAGGCGAAGAAACAATCATTGAATTCACCAAAGATGAAACGGATGCAATGGAAGCGAACATTGCAAAAGCCAAAGCTGAAGATCAAGCGTTACAAATCAAGCAACAGGCTCGCTTGGCAATGCTCGAACGTTTGGGACTTACATCTGATGAAGCCGCGTTATTGTTTCAATGATTCATTCTCAAAACGGTTGGACAGCATCAAAAGATGCAGCTGAAATCGAAATCATCAGCGTGCCAATCAAAGGCACGAAAATCAAGGTGCGATGTGCAAAAGCTGTTGCGCCATTGATTGCTGGATTCTGCGCAGAATTTCACGAATTGATTGAGCCGATAGATGAAGGCTCTTTGGATGATTGGGGTTATTGCTTCCGCATGGTACGCGGATCCACTGACAATCTGAGCAATCACTCATCTGGCACAGCTGTGGACTTAAACGCGACAAGGCATCGTCTTGGACGCAAAGGGACATTCCCAAATGAGAAAGTGCCTATGATTCGAGCTCTTGCGAAGAAATATGGCATGCTTTGGGGTGGAGATTTCCGTCGTTATGACGAGATGCATTTCGAAATCGCCGTTACGCCAGCGAAAGCCGCTGCGCTTATCGGGAGTTTAGGAATCGGAGAATAATCATGGATCAACTCAAAAGCATGGCAGCTTCATGGATTCGCAGCTCAATCGCTGGGGCTCTAGCTGTCTATATGACGGGCAATACCAATCCAAAGGATCTCGCAATGGGACTCATCGCTGGAATCGTGCCCGTTCTCGCACGTTGGTGCAATCCACATGACAAGAATTTCGGCTTGAATAAGTGAGCACGGGCGAATGGATTGCCGTTGTCGGAATCTTCATAACATCGATAACGGCACTCTATTCGTCATTACGTTTCATGGTCAAAGCCATCATGCGTGAATTACAGCCAAATGGCGGTGCAAGCTTGAAAGATCAGGTCAATCGAATTGAGCAGCGCCTAGATCACATTTACACGGAGTTTCTTCGCAAATAGACACGCCGACACGCACGCGTAAGTCTTGAAAATGTCAGTCGATGATGTCACTCTGAATCTAGGGAGCTGACACGCAGCTCTCTGGAATCGGGAGCAATCAAATGAACGAAGCATCAATCTTCATCAGTATGGTGATTATTGCCATCATGTGGGCGTTAATCGCCTATTCAATCGGCTACAAAGCAGGGCACAAAGACGGATATGGACGCGGCAAAAGCGTTGCACGTCACGCAGCTTCAAGGGCGGCAAAATAATGGGATTCCTAGACAACTACGAGGCAAGCCGCGAAAGACTTGAAAGATGGATTTCTACATATCCACTTGGACGCATCGAAACACAGATCATCGAATTCAGTGCTGAAAAAGGTTATGTGCTGGTGCAAGCCAAAGCATTTCGCAATGCGGACGATGAGCTACCAGCTGGTATTGATTACGCATACGGCTATCAGGGCGCATACACGCAAAATATGCGTCGCTGGTTCGTTGAAGATACAACCACAAGCGCAATCATGCGCGTTCAGCAATTAGTCATGGGCGGAGCTGAGCGCACAGTGCGCGAGACGATGGAACAAATCGAGAAGATGCCAGCAAAGGTGGCAAACGCTGAACAAGGCATCGATTACTGGACTACCAAATTCGGAGATATGCCATCGTATGCAACCAAAGAAGAAGCTGACGCCGCTGGCGTTCAGACACTAGGCGGTGCGATTCAAGAGATTACAGCACAGCTCGGTGGAGAGATGCTCAAAGAAGCACCAATTTGCGTTCACGGTCATCGCAAGTGGCGCGAAGGCGTCTCATCCAAAAATGGCAAAGCATGGGGCAATTACTCATGCATTGCATCACGCAAAGAAGATCAGTGTCCACCGATTTGGTACAACTTCGGATCTGATGGCAAATGGAGCCCACAGCAATGAGCGATTACGTTGAAGTAATCAATCCACGCACGATGATGTGCAAACTTATCTTCGAGGGTAAAGTCATCTCGGAATATAAGGTCGAGCAATGCGACAAATGCGCCATCATTCGCAAATTCGATAATTTCGGATTTCAGCAAAAAGACGGTGAGAAGATTCTCTGGTTCTGTGGTAGTTGTCGATGATATTGGTGCGACTATCACGCGAAGATGAAATCATCGCTGCATCGGCTGGACTTGCCAGAGAATCACGTTATGGATCCAATCCCAAGTTTCAAGGCAACAAGGGCAATTTCCACAATGCGGTGACGATTCATTCCGAAGCCGTCGGAGCTGAAATAGCCGTTGCACGTTACTTTGGACTTGAAGATTTCGTGCCTACGGTCAATACGTTCAAGAATGAGCCAGATGTCAATCTTCATGGTGTCAGTCTTGAAGTGAAACAAACATCACACAAACGTGGTCATCTCATTATCACAGACGACGATAGAGACACCGACATCGCTGTGCTGGTATGTGGCGAGAGCCCGAGCTATTACATCGTGGGATGGATTCCCGTTGGCGTTGCAAAGCGTCCACGGTTTCTCTCATCTCAGGGTGGCTACTGGGTAAGCCAAATCAATCTGCAACCAATCGAGACGTTGAAACGGAGTGATTATGGAAAAGCAATTAACACACATGGCTCAATGTAGATTGTGCAAGAAGATCACCATGCAACGTGAACGCATCGTCACTGACCAACTACCACCAAATGTCAAAGTCTTGGAATGTCGCAAATGCTGAGCAGGGCATCGATTACTGGACGACCAAATTCGGAGACATGCCATCGTATGCAACGAAAGAAGAAGCTGATGTCGCTGGCGTCCAAACTTTAGGTGGAGCTATTCAAGAGATCACGTCACAGCTCGGTGGAGAGATGCTCAAAGAAGCACCAATCTGCGTTCATGGTCATCGTAAATGGCGCGAAGGCGTCTCAGCCAAGAATGGCAAAGCATGGGGCAATTACTCATGCATAGCATCACGCAAAGAAGATCAGTGTCCGCCGATTTGGTACAACTTCGGATCTGATGGCAAATGGAGCCCACAACAATGAGCGATTACGTTGAGGTTATCAATCCGCGCACGATGATGTGCAAGCTTTTATTCGAAGGTAAAGTCATCTCGGAATATAAGGTCGAGCAATTCTCCATCAAGTCGCTTCCACCAAGCCTCTTTGGAAGTATGTGATCCACATGCATCGCGCCTTCGCTCTGACCACATGCTTGACAACACTGGTCACGTGCAATCACACGCTCTCTGATACGTCTCCAGCCTTTGCGACTGTCTTCTTTCCACGATCTGCTCATCAGTGATAACCATGCTTCTCGAAGAATCTCCATGCATTACATGATGAACCATAACGAATCTTTATATATCGAAGAGACCAATCAATCTGACGATAGCCATCAAGATTCTGGTATCGAAGATTGCGCATCTGTCCAAGTCCATGATGTGAGCCATTGCGTGCATCAATTCTCCACGATGACTCAGCTGTTATCAATCGATTGAAACATTGAAATTGTTTATAGTCAATAATCCGTGAATGTGCATATAGTTTCAATGCATCTGTATTTGTCATTGCTTCCGCTGGGCTTGCGTTAGCAATACATAGTACGCCCAATAGCATCAGACATCGCCTGCGAGCTATCCGCCTCAGCGGCTCGCCAGCGAGTATGAAGCGTACCGAACGAGTCAAATAGGTTGCAACATTGAGCGTGCTCTTGGGCGTTGCGCACAGCCTGTGGATACTATCTGTGGATAACTTATTCATCATCTAACCAACCCCAATCCGCTATTTTCAAGGATGGATTTATTCGCTATACCAAATGAGAATAACATTGTGGGCATGAATACTGGAGCTGATGAACCATCTGATCTCACAAATTTCAAATTTGAAGGCATCATTACGCATCCAGACGCATGATTCCATAAGAGATTGAACCATGCTGATTTCGATGTCTGAATCAGTGCGAATGCGTTATCGTGTTGCACCAGTTTTTTTGCCCACGGTGTCGGATTTGAATATGGTGGATTGCACCAAATCAACCCACTCCAATCTTGAGACAATCCATCGTCAATGATGTTCAGTGATTTCTTGGCTGGAATCCACGGCACACCACCACTTGGCGAGCACACATCCAAATCAAATTCAACACCTAAAGCCTCGAATATAAATGGCGGCGTGTAGTAATCGTCAGATGTGCCGTTATCGATTAGATCATGCCCGAAATCCATGTCTAAATGGTTACTCATTGAATGTCTTCCATCAATACGACTCCCATGACACCACATTTGAGACATTCCAAGACTTTGACATTTGGTGGTAGTTGGTCAGTGACGATGCGCTCACGTTGCATGGTGATCTTCTTGCACAATCTACATTGAGCCATGTGTGTTAATTGCTTTTCCATAATCACTCCGTTTCAACGTCTCGATTGGTTGCAGATTGATTTGGCTTACCCAGTAGCCACCCTGAGATGAGAGAAACCGTGGACGCTTTGCAACGCCCACTGGAATCCATCCCACGATGTAATAGCTTGGTGATTCACCGCAAACCAAGACAGCGATGTCGGTGTCTCTGTCGTCATCTGTGATGATGAGATGTCCACGTTTATGTGATGTCTGTTTGACTTCAAGACTGACACCATGCAAATTTATGTCTGGCTCATTCTTGAATGTGTTCACCGTGGGCACAAAATCTTCAAGTCCAAAGTAACGAGCCACAGCTATTTCGGCTCCGACAGCTTCCGAATGAATCGTCACTGCATTGTGGAAATTGCCCTTGTTGCCTTGAAACTTGGGATTGGATCCATAACGTGATTCTCTGGCAAGTCCAGCCGATGCAGCGATGATTTCATCTTCGCGTGATAATCGCACCAATATCATCGACAACCACCGCAGAACCAGAGAATCTTCTCACCGTCTTGCTGTTGATAACCGAATGAATCGAATTTGCGGATGATTGCGCATTTGTCGCATTGCTCGACTTTGTATTCTGAGATGACTTTACCTTCAAAGATGAGTTTGCACATCATCGTGCGCGGATTGATGACTTCGACGTAATCGCTCATATTTGTACGCTCCATTTGCCATTGGATCCGAAGTTGTACCAAATTGGCGGACAATGATCTTCTTTGCGCTTTTCTGTGCATGAGTAATTGCCCCATGCTTTGCCATTCTTGGCTGAGATGCCTTCGCGCCATTTACGATGACCATGAACGCATATTGGAGCTTGTTCGAGCATCTCGCCACCTAGTTGTGACGTTATCTCTTGGATTGCTCCACCCAGAGTCTGGACGCCAGCGGCGTCAGCTTCTTCTTTGGTTGCATACGATGGCATATCTCCGAATTTGGTAGTCCAATAATCAATGCCTTGTTCAGCGTTTGCCACTTTTGCTGGCATCTTTTCGATCTGTTCCATCGTCTCGCGCACTGTGCGCTCGGCTCCGCCCATGACTAATTGCTGAACGCGCATGATTGCGCTTGTGGTTGTATCTTCAACGAACCAGCGTCGCATATTTTGCGTATATGCGCCCTGATAGCCGTAAGCGTAATCAATGCCAGCTGGCAGCTCATCGTCTGCATTGCGAAATGCTTTGGCTTGAACCAGCACATAACCTTTTTCAGCACTGAATTCGATGATCTGTGTTTCGATGCGTCCAAGTGGATATGTAGTAATCCATCTTTCGAGTCTTTCGCGGCTTGCCTCGTAGTTGTCCAAGAACCCCATTATTTTGCCGCCCTTGAAGCTGCGTGACGTGCAACGCTTTTGCCGCGTCCATATCCGTCTTTGTGCCCTGCTTTGTAGCCGATTGAATAGGCGATTAACGCCCACATGATGGCAATAATCACCATACTGATGAAGATTGATGCTTCGTTCATTTGATTGCTCCCGATTCCAGAGAGCTGCGAATCAGCTCCCTAGATAGAGAGTGACACTATCGGCTGACAATTTCAAGATTCCCGCGTGACTTGCGGCGTGTCGTTTGTGTCCTTTGGCTTGCTCTTCAATCCATTTCCAGCCAATACACCGCCCAATGAACCAGTCAAAAAGATTGCCAGTGTTTTGAGTAAATCGATGAAAGCTGCATCGTTTGGAGCTTGCGCCGAAATTGGCTGAGTCACGAATATCAATGCGTAAGTGATGCCAATGGTGACGATGAGAAAGACCAAAGCCAGCGTCGTGCCAATGATGAGAATCAGCTGCGCGTGGACTTCTTCTGGACTGCGACGACGATCAGGGCGATGGCGATGGTGTTCCAATGACATCGCTAGTGCAGTCTCCCAGCGGGATGCATTGCGGCTTCTGGCATTCTGGCTTTTCCCAATTTTCGAATTCTTGGCATTCATATCGTGTCCATCCTTGATAACCACACGCAGTCAGTGCTGAAAGATTCAACACAATCAACACTGCTGCGAGCAGTTTCCGAATCACTTTTTATTGCCGAAAGCCACATCATTTGGATTAGCCCAGCGTGCAAGCACTGGCACGATTCCAGCGATGAGTCCCATTGCGAGATCCTTTGGATTTGTATTGCCAGTCATATACACAGCTAGAGCCCCAGCGATTGAGCTGCGAAGCCATGAAGCTGCCATGCCTTTGAATTGATCCATGATTATTCTCCGATTCCTAGACTCCCGATAAGCGCAGCGGCTTTCGCTGGCGTTACGGTGATTTCGAAATGCATCTCGTCAGCACGACGACGGAAATCTCCACCCCAAAGCATTCCATATTTCTTCGCAAGAGCTCGAATCATCGGCACTTTTTCGCTTGGGTATGTTCCCTTTTTTCCAAGAGGATGCTGTGTGGCGTTTAAGTCCACAGCTGTGCCAGATGAGTGATTGCTCAGATTGTCAGTGGATCCGCGTACCATGCGGAAGCAATAACCCCAGTCATCCAAAGAGCCTTCATCAATCGGCTCAATCAATTCATGAAATTCTGCGCAAAATCCAGCAATCAATGGCGCAACAGCTTTCGCACATCGCACCTTGATCTTTGTGCCTTTAATTGGAACGCTGATGATTTCAATTTCAGCTGCATCTTTTGATGCTGTCCAACCATTTTGAGACTTAAGAAATGAGTCCATTGACTTCATCTTCTGTTAGTCCAAGAGCAGCAAGCTTTGCCAATGCTGAAGCTTTTGCCTTTTTACTTGCTTCTTCGGCTTTGATGCGTGCTTTGTATTCAGCATGTAATTGAGCACGATCAGTTGCTTCTGCTTCTGTTTCTTCACGTTCGATTGCTTCATTTGTTTCTGCATTTATTTCAATTACTTTTCCCATTATTTGCTCCTTAGATCTTGTAGCCATAGACGGAAACGAATCCTGTGGCGTTATTGCTTGCCAAGATAATCGAGAAGCCGTCGAATGATGTTGTTGCATTGAAATAGCCTGCTGGCGCTCCGCTTCGCATTCCTGAATCTTCTTGACCATAAACACCTGCGAATGCTGTGCGTTGTGACAAAAATGGTTGAGTTACATCAAAAGTAAATATAAAATTCTGTGACATGTTTATATTACTTTTGATCCAGCCATCTGCCGCGTTTGAATAACGATTTGCAACGCCGCCAGAATTTGATTCTGCATAAGATGAACCGTAATTTGAAGTCGAGTTGTCTGCCCCGCTAACGCGCAAACGGATAGTCATTGGTGCTGAACCTGTAACGTTTGTGTTTGTAATTACTACTCTGTAATTTTCATAGGTTGCTGAGAAGCAATTATTGACGTTGATTGATGTGGCTGCTGAGAATGTTTGCTTTGTAATCAATGTCAATCCCTGAGCACCCGAAGCAGGTGTTGCCCATGATGGTACGCCAGCTGCAACGGTTAGCACTTGACCAGTTGAACCAACGCCAAGACGTGTAACCGCACTTGATCCCGTTGCATAAATAACGTCTCCAGCTGTTGTAACTGTCGATTTTGGAATTGCGGCATTTGCTGTTGTATTAGCTGTATTGGCTAAATCGTAAGCTGATTTTGTAGCCGTTGGAGTCGATGCCAAGACTGAAGATGTAGTTGATGTTGAATCCGAAAGTTGCACCGCGCCTTTGACGCTAGTTGTCGCGTCTTGAATTCCGACGGTAACCGCGCCAGATGTACCGCCACCAGTCAATGGTGAAGTCGCCGTTATGCCAGTGATGTCGCCTTGATCATTTGCAATCCAGACAAAATCCATGTCTGTGTTTGTAGCTTTTGAAAGAATTTGACCAGTCGTGCCACCTTTAAGATCAGCCATAGTGGTATCCACGCCTTGTCCAAAGACGTTGAAATCCGCTGGTAAATCTGTGACTAGGTCAGTCGATGTGGGCATAACCCACCCGAAGTTGGTTGTTGGATTAGCCATTCATATTCTCCTTATGCAACGACTAGAGCATTTGCCCAGTCGAGAGTCGGTGTGATTGTGTTCCATGTTTCCAGCACTGAGACTTCTTGCCATTTCATGGCTTGAAGACTAAATGCTAACGGTGAAAGCAAAGCCGTCACCGAAATCGAATTATATCCTGCTCTAAATGTCCAGCCCTCTAC